TCTGGACGGGGAAGCCGAGCTGCACGCAGCCGACATTCCTCTGCCGAGAGAGCTTCTGGGAAAGCAGCCGGTGAGCTGGAGAGGTGTGCTGGAGACGAACGGTGATCGTTGCTCCCTCGTTGGCATGAGCAGAGAAGATGGAGGAGCCATCGGCCCCGACCATCATGGTTCCCACGTCGATGAGGGGAGCGATCTGCACGGCATCGTCTCCATCCCACAGACCGTTGACCAACTGGCCATCGATCGTGATCGAGACGTTTTTCATGCTGTAGGCAGACGACTTTGCTCCGGAACTGGGCATGTGATGAACCTCCTTCTATCAGTTAGCCGTCCTTCCTCAGAACGTCATGCGGTAGTTGATGGTCGTGTAGTGGATCGCCCCGGCGTACCGGAACTCGACCTGGATTTCTGGCGCGATGCGGGCCTTCCTCTGGGAGGCCGGCACGGAGAGCACCGGAGGGATCCGGTAGGTGATGGCGGGGAGATAATCGCCTGTCTCCGGATCGAGGTCATCGGCGATGAGCCCGGCCCTGATCGCCATCTGCATGACGGTCCTGGGCCCGCTCGCCAGCTGCTGCATGCCGACGTCGGTGTAGGGGATCCGGTTGTTGTTGAGCAGGATGCCCAAAGTCTCCTCCTCGGTCCTGGCAATGATCCAGTCCGTGGCATGGATTTCGTCGATGAACACGTTCGGGATCAGGGTCGATCCCTCGGCAACGAAGAATTGGCCTCCGATGTCGATGAAGGTATTGGCCATGGCCCCAGTCTCGAGGGCCTGACCCAGGGCGGGCGTGAAGCCGGTGACCGCCTGGACCACGGCGGAGCCCTTATTGACCACGGGGACCCCTCTGAGCTTCTTGAACTTCGCCGTGTAGGCAGAGTTTGCCTGATCGAAGTTAAAGGTCCCACACAGGGCGGCGAGGCTCAGGCCTGGGTACTGCTCGTCGTCATCGTGGTAAAAGATGGCAGTCCGATCGAACTGGCCCTTGTTCCTCCCCGCGATGGAGAGGATGTCGTCCGGATCCTCCATCTGGATGTCATTGCTGTCGAGGATGGCCAGCTTGTTCTTGGCCTGGACCCACTCGACCAGGCCATCGAGCCACGGCTTGTCCCTGAACGCCGCGGGGATGGTCACCCAGTACCACTCGCCGTCGGCCTCGTAGATGGCGTCCATCTCGTCCTTGATGTTGGCCTCCGTGGCGGTGAGGGGATCGGCAATGGCGACGTATCCGACCTTGATCTGCATGGGCCTCGGGTTCTGCCCGAAGGCCTCCTCCAGGGCCAGGTAGACGTCGTCGGTTCCATCCCAGTCGACGGACACCTCCTCCATCGATCCATAGACCTTGGTTCTGTTGTCGACATCGAGCTCCCCGGGAACCGTGTCGCCTGTGATGAGCAGCGGCACGCCAAACCCGCGACGGCTCGGATAAGCATCGGCTCGGGTGAGCGTGACATTGACCACTCGCGAATAGGGCAGACGTGCCATGATTTATTTCCTCTCTTTCGTCAAATTCGAACGAAGGTGATCCCCTCACTCGTCTCGATAGTATCGATGAGGTGACCGTCCGCGGTCAGGCCCCGAAGGTCTACGTCCATCTGGGCTCTCGGCTCCCAGTCGTGGTCATGCCACTCAGAGAGGTTTCGTATGGCAGAGCACTGATGGATGACGAGGGCCGGAAAGTTGGGCTCCTCGACCTGGGTCATCTTGCTCGCGGCATAGATTGGTCGAAGCACATTCATCGGCGTCTCTCCGTAGCAGTTGACGGAGAAGTTCCATTCCATCTCGATGATCGGGGTGGCCATGATTTGTCCGGAGTCGACATCCTCCTCCCCGAGAAGGTCCTGGTGCCAGTCCCGAACCTGCCTCGAGCCGGTGAGATTGGTGACCATGTACGGACGATCCGGCTGGGGGCCTCCCTGCCAGACCCGAATAGACGTCAACCCCGTGATCCTGGCGATCCAGGTGTTGAAGTTCGTCCATACATCGTCGTCCGTCATGGTCCTTCCTTGACCTGTCCCAGGGCGGCTCTCATGAAGCCGCCATCCCTGATCCTGTCCCAGACGTGTATCACTCGAAAGACGTCAGTATCATAGACCACGTAGTCGTCTATCCGAAGAGTGAAGTGAGCCGCCCAGAGCAAGTACCGAGCCTCGTCCCTGACCCCCTCGGGGAGGTCCTGAAGGCTCCTGGAGTTGGTCGGCTGAACCGCCGCCCGAAACGGGGTGTCCTGAATTACTCCCAGCACCCACTTGCCTCCCGGCTCGTAGTATCCTCCGGTCCGGGTCCTCAGGGCGACCTGAGTGTCCTCGAGGGAGATTGCCGCAGAGACGTCCTTGGCGGGGTCGGTCATGGTCTGCCTCCCCTGATCTGATAGGTCACGCTCTGTCTCATCTCCCCGGTATCGATCAACGGCTTGGAGGAACCCTTGGCCCTGATCGTCGCCGGAGCATTCGGAGGATGCCTCAGGACGGTGATCTCGTGCTGGATGTCTCCCACGGCCATGGTGCCCAGCTGGCGAAGAGCCCTTTCCGTGGTCTCCTTTTGCTCAACGATCTGCTTGGCCCTGGCGGCCATCAGGGCGGCATACTTTCTCCGGCCGTTCCTCATCGCCCTCCGAAAGAACGGGCGCTCGGGGATCCGTCTCGTGCCGAACTCGTTCCAGATCGCCTTGCTAATCACGAAGTCGGTGGTCCTCCCTCGAGGGAAGCCAACGACGACCTGAAGGGGAGCCGCCGGGACCTTTGGCTTCATCCTGGTCTTGCGGATCACCCTGATCGTCATCGATAGACCACCGCCACGGCAGGGAAGTTGAGCTTCATGATGTAGAGGTAGTGTCGGCCGTAGACGGTCAGATAGAACTCTCCCAGGGGTCCGGCTCCTCCGGAGACGCCTCCCCCGGAGGAGCCCTTGATGTAGTCACTCTTGGTCTCGTACTCTACCCTGACGTCGCCGACGGTCCGGCTCTTGACGGCCCCAGACTCGGGGGTGATCCCTCCGGATCCTCCCCCGGTCTCTGGATCGAACCCTGGGACTGCCCCGGGGCTCATGACCAGTCGATGAGCAGTGAGGTTGAGCGAGGCAGGGGTCTTGTCGTGATCGGCCCAGTTGCCCTCGGCGACCCTCGTGTTCGAGTCGTCGAGAAGATACTGGGCAAGGACCTGGTCGTACGCCGAGAGTTCTGGAAATCTCAGGTTGAACTCTGCCAGAGTCGGGGGCGTCCAGGCCATCGTCGATTAGTCTTTCGGTTCCGGCTCTGGGGCCGGAGGCTCGTCAGTGACCTCGTGCTGCAGGGCGGTGCTGTTGCCATAGCCGAGGGCAATGTTGGTTCGCCTCACGGCCTCATCGCGGGTGGTGCCGTGACGCTGCATTTCCTCGTGATACTTCTTGTTGTATTCCTCGGCGCTGGCAGCCATTTCATTTTCCTTCCTGCTTCGTCGGATCTTACCTGTCGGAGGTTTTCGCCTTGGCGGCAGCCGCCTGGGCTCCCTTTTCCTTGTCGGCCTTTTCCTTCTCCTTCCGCTTTCTCTCCTCTTCCTCAGCGGCGGCGGCGTCCTCTGCCGACGTATCGGCGGCCTCTACTTCAAGGGCTCCGGACTCGATCCAGGCCTGAACGGTCTCGTTCTCCTCCGCGGCCTCCCAGACCTCATTGGTCACGACGACCGATTCGCCAACCCCGATGTGGGTCCCATCGGGGAGGGCATAGGCCTGCTCGCTGGTGTTGGTGATTTGCGTCTTTCCGGACTTCTTGGCAGCCATGATTTACATTTCCTTCTTCGGTTTGGGCCGGTTAAGGCTTTGGTGTTGCCCCTGGAACGGGTGGAGTGGGCCTCTGGCCCGCAGGGGACGGTCCAGGAGCCGCAGGAGGGGTCCTTGGGCCAGGGGAGGATCCGGCCTGGGCCTTCTGCGGTTCCTGGGCCTTCTCTGCGGCCCTCTTCCTCGGGGGCTCCACCCTGTCGGTAAAGACGTTCGGGGCAGAGGGGAAGGAGGCGTGCGAAACCGGGACCGACAGGGGCACGACCGGCTCCTCTCCGGGATCGGTCTCGGTCAGGGCTCCGGTGAGGAGCCAGGCCTTGACGATGTCGTCATTCTTCCAGATGCCCCAGCCCCTCACCCGGGTCGATGAGTTGCCCATGATAATCTGGTGGTTGGGGATCCGGAGCGGCTTCTTCGTGATGTTCCAGACCTCCGTCTCGTCTTCTGGAGAATCGTGCCTGACGTTAGCTTCGGCCATGTCGACCTCCTCAGATATTGTCCATGTAGCGCATCTCGGTCGGGCGACGAACGTCGAGGCCGCCAGTCCGGAACACGCCGGGAACCTTCCAGTTCAGAGGACCGTCCTGGTAGACGGGCAGGAACCGGTGAGGCATGGGCAGGTGGAGCTTTAGGACCTCCGGGGCCCGCCTGTAGGAAACGGCCCGGTGAAGGGTACCAGTGGCGCCGGCGCTCTCCAGACCGGCAGCCGCCCGAATCAGGAGGGGCTGACCGGTGGTCAGGGTATAGACGTTGTTCCGGGTGATGTGGGAGAGCACCGTGTCCGGGGACGTGGCGTTCATCATGGTCGT